AAATCAATTTTATTTTATTAAAATTTCTGATTTGTTATTTATGATTTGTTATTTATGATTTGTTATTTATAATTTATTATTTATTATTTGTTAATATATAATTTTAATTTTATAATATTATTTTTTTTGTTTATGAATTATAAACCATCTACATAAATCGAATTTACACTTACTTCATCTCTAATTAACATTTCTTCATAATTTTCTATTTTTTTTAATATTTCATATTTTTCTAAATAATTAAATATATCTTTTATATTCATCATTATATTACTTAATCTTAATATTAATTTAACAAAATTACCTTCATATACACTAGTTATATTAAATATATCTTGCATAGTTCCTCCACTTGCCCATACATATACAGGCTCCACAAAATCTAAATATATATTGAAATCTGTCTTAATTTGTATATTAAAATTCGTTTCTTCATATTCATAATAATCTGTTATATTCATTAATTCATCTATTGATATTTTTAAACTATCAGGAACTTTAATTGTTGATAAATATATATCTTTATTATTTTGATCCTTTTCATTCAATAAACAACATATAAATGCTATTATTTCTTCAAATTCAAGATTATCAAATAATCCTGCTTCAATCGCTTCTGACAATAATAACTCATTTACCTCTGAAATACAACTACATATTAATCCCTTTTGTGTTGATTTATTTTCATTTGATATAAAATTATTTTTTAATAATAATTTTTCCATATTTTCTATATTCATTAACATTCCATAATCAATATAATTAATCTGGTTATTTATATCTTCTAAATCTATTGTTAATAATTTATAATTTTTATAATTTTCTTCATGCATCTTATAATTTTTAATATTTTCCTTTAAATCACTTATTTCTTTTTCTATTTTCATTTTTTCTTTCTTTTTTATACTGAAAAATGGATCATTTATTTTTTTTTTTAATTCTTCTATTTTTTCAAAATTATCTTTTATATTTATTGCTTCTTGTGTATTATAAAATTTTGAAACTTTTTCTTCCAATAAATATTTTTGTTGTATTATATCACATTTAATCTTATTTTTGTCTTGCTTAAAAAATGTATTTTCTAAATAATTATTGATGTCAAATTCCTTATTAATTATTGTTTTTAAAACAAACTGATAATTTAATTCAAATTTAGAATTTAATTTTGGACTTTGTCCACTCATAATATTTTTTAACTCATTTTCAGTTGGCAATTCAAATGTCGGAAGTAAAATAACCGTTCCAAAACTATCTAATCCTCTTCTTCCTGCTCTTCCTGCCATTTGATTATATTCATCACTTCTTAGTGATCTTATTCCATTATTCGAAAATTTGTCTAATTCACTAAAAATAACTGTTTTTGTAGGCATATTAACTCCTATAGCAAATGTTTCCGTCGCAAATAATATTTTTATTAATCCTTTTGAAAATAAAATTTCAGTTATTTCTTTTAATATTGGTAACATTCCCGAATGATGATATGCTACTCCCTTTTGTATCTGTTTTTTAACATCTTGATATTGCTCTAAATGTTCATATTTTGATTTGTATTTTAACATAATTTTATCAAATGTTTGATTAATTTGATGTAATTCATTATGATCTAATAAATTAACTTTGACATAATGACACATTTGCTCACATTTTTTTCTTGAAAATTTAAAAAATAATGCTGGTAATTGATTTTCTTGTACTAATCTATTAATTAATATATTTATAATTGAAGGTATTTCAAATTTTTTATATTTTGATGAAATAACATCATAATTTGAAAACTTATAATTATTATTACAAATTTCTATAAGATCAAAACGATTGCGTTTTTTGCCTTCTTCATCTTCATATTGAAAATCTTTGTAAAAATAATGCTTTAATGGTACAACTCGATGACTTGTTTTAATTAAATGAATGGGTTTTTCCTTAATTTTTCCTATCCATTGACTAAACTCTTCAGGTTTATTTAATGTAGCTGACAACATAATTAATGTTGCTTCTTTTCTTGACATTAATAATACTTCTTCCCATACTTTTCCTCTGTCTGGATCATTAATATAATGCACTTCATCCATTATTATAACTCCAACATCATCAAAATTAATAAGGGGAGTTGCATTTAATCCATCAAGATTTTTATCTTTATATAGTAAATTTCTTAATATTTCTGTTGTCATAACTATAATTTGTGCATTTGCATTTATTTTAATATCACCAGTCATAATACCAATAGTAGTTTGTGAGCCAAAATCATTTACAAATTCAAAATATTTTTGATTAGAAAGCGATTTTGTAGGTGATGTATAAATTGCCTTTTTATTATTTTTTATACACCATCCAATTCCATAAATAGCCAATACAGTTTTACCTGAACCAGTATGTGCCGTTATTAATACATTTTCTTGCTTTTCAATCGCATAACATCCAGCTTCTTGAAAATCATCTAATGGAAAAGGAAAATGATAACTTTTTTCTGTTTCATTTAATTTATTAATAGTTTGATTTGGTTCAAATACTTTTAAAAATTCTGTCATTTTAATAAATGTTTAATATTTATTAAATTATTGACTTTAAGTTTATATTTTATAAAAAAATATAAATTTCTTTTTATTTATAACTTTTTCTTTTTTTTCTTTTTATTTTTTTTCAATAATTTATTCAAATCCTCTGGATAAGTAGTCATTTTTATGCTCATTTCTATGTTAGTATTCACCTATTTCGCAATTATAATATAAATTAAATAAATTTCTATTTTTTTAGATTATTTCTAAAATTGTACTTCTACATTCATGACAACTATTTTTCTTTTTTGTCCATTCTGCCATACATATTAAACATCCACCATGATAACCATTATTTGAACAATTTAATTTTAATTCATTTTTATTTGTCATACATATATTACATATTTCATTATTTGTTTCTAATTTATGTATATCAATTAGTTGTACTTTAATTTCTTCTATATTTTTATGAATTTTATTAAATGTATCATAATTTATTTCATCAAAAAATTGATGATATAAAACACGATTCCTTAAAATATTTAAAATCATTAATTGAGTTATTGCTGGTGTATATATATTTTCAAATATACTATTTATCATTAAAAATATAAATGGAATTCCAAGAAATATAGCTATTGATAAATATATATTTTCTGATATTTCTTTTATGAACATAAAAAACACAATAATAGATAATGTTATATAAAATATTAAAAAACCACATTTTTTTTTTAATCTAAAATCAATTATGTCTTCATTAATTATTTCATCAATATTATCGATTATATTATCCATTATATTATATTTTTTTTTTGAATAAAGTAAAATTTCAATTTTTTATTTTACACCTTTGCACATATTATTTATATGATTTATAAATTTGAATAATTAAATATTATTGTTTTACATAACCTTTATTAATTTTTTCTTCAATAAGTTTTTGTATTTTTTTTAATGTTTCTATATTCTTAGTTTCTGTACCAGAACTTCCAACTTTTCCATATTGTATAATGTACTTTTGTTTTTCATTATCTGATCTTTCGTATGTAATATTCCAAAACTTATTAGACTTTTCATCTTGAAAAATATAACATTCTTTCTTAGATTTTATCATATCTTTTTCTTCAAAATCAGCCTTTTCTTTTTTTTCTTTTGGTTTTTTTTCAGTTTCAGGTTTATCTTTTTTAGATCCTCCTCCAGTTTCCTTTTTCTTAGATTTAGATACTTCGGATTCTGAATTTGCTTCTTTTCTTTCTTTAATCTCTAAATGTGAGCGTACATTTACGCCATTTTCCATTAATGTTATGATAAGTAAAACCTTTGACATTAATGAAAAGCCTTTAATGCCATTTTCTTTAGCAAGAGTTTTCAATGTTGCTACTGATATATCAGACATTTTTAAACGTTTATTCAATTACTGGATTTTATATTTTTTTTTTATTAAAAAATTCAATTTTTATTTTATTTAAAAATATATTAATAATTATTTTACATAATTATGAATAGTACAAATTCTAAAAAAATTTGCAAATTTTTTGTTAAAGGTAAATGTACGCAAGAAAATTGTCAATTCGAACATATGGAAAATGTTTGTAAAAAATATTTTTTTGATGGAAAATGTAAGCATGGAACTCAATGTAAATTTTTACATATTCAAACATTAAAAAAACGCCCTAAAAATACAGAAAATTTTAACCCTGACCATAAAAAGGCAGATATGTGTGTAAAAATTGGTAATTCATCATTTGATACTTTTGGACAAGATGTTTATGTTAATGATGTATTATTAGTAAATAACTTTATAAAACAAAATGAACAAAAAGAAATGTTTAGTTTGTTAATGAATGAAATTGAAGTATGTGCCCAAGAAAATGAAGATTTATGGAAATTATGGCATGGAGATACTCATTTAATTGCTGACGATAATGTTTCATGGAAGGAAAAAGTTCCTAGTTTTCAAAAAATAATTTATGAAATTGAGAAATATTTTAATTTTAAAACAATTAGTACGCGATTTAATTTATATCAAAATAGTGATCATTGGAAACCTTATCATCATGATGCTGCGGCAATTAAACCTCATATTGCTGAAAAACAAAATACAACTATTGCTATTTCTTTTGGAGCTGTTCGTGATGCTGCTTTTCAATTTAATGATAATAAATGTGTTGTAAGTTTTCCATTGGAAGATAATTCTGTATATGTATTTACAAAAGATGTTAATATTAATTGGAAACATGGAATACCGCAATTACCAAAAGAGCAATTTAATGAAGAAAAACGAATTTCAATTATATTATGGGGATGGATGGATCAAAAAGAATAAAATTTTATTATTTTTATAAAAATTGATTTTTTTTTTATTCTTAATTAAACATGGAAAAAAGTCTTAATAATAGTACTATTGATGAAGATGTAAAAATAAGTAAAAATAAATATACATGTGTTATTTGTATTGAAGAAAAAGATATTAATGATTTTATAGGTATATGGAATTGTAATCATTTATTTTGCGTAGAATGTGTGAATGATGCTATTAAAAAAGGTATAAATAATTGTTTTTTATGCAGAAGTGCACGTAAAAATAGAAATAATAATGAACAAAATCAATTATTTAAATATTGTAAAGAAAACATTTTAAACATCAATAATATTAGAAATATATATAAGTCTCCTACTAATATTCAATCTTATTTAGAAAAATGGGAAAAACATCAATGTATTAATGAAAATCATGACTTTGTTATTAGACAAACATATGGTGTCATTATGATATGTGTTGAGTGTAATTTAATTCAATGTTTTAATGTTATTCAATAAAAAATTATTTATAAAATTATTAAAAATTAAAAATTATTTTTTAATAATATAATATATCTATTATTAGTATAATTTTGTAAGTTTATTAAATATTTTATTATTAAACTATAAAGTTTATTGTAATAATTATTATTTATGTTTTCTTCTAATTTACTATCATAATACAATATTTCTAATCCAATATCAACAGATAATCTACCTAAATCAATAAAATCTAATTTTTTTAGAAATATAAAAATATTTTTTTTTACATCTATAATTTTCAATTCTGCATATTTTTTTAATATATCATTTACTTTCATATTATCTAAATAAACTCTTAAATAATTTGATATTTCATTAATATTTAATATAAAATTATCATATTCGTATTTCATTTTAAAATATTTTAATAAGATAATCAATTTTTTTATATTTTTTAAAAAAATCTAATTTTTTATTTATCTTAAAATTACAAAATAAGATTATAAAATAAAACAAGAGAAAAACAAGAGAAAAACAATATGTCAAACAAGATAAACAATATGTCAAACATTAATTATATAACTAATAATAATTTTATACAAGACGATATTAGTAATAATGAAGTGAATAGTGTAGAAGAAATTAATATTAGATAAAATTATTTAAAAAAACTATATAATTTAAATAATATTAATCAAGAAAAAAATAAAATTATTGATGTGAATGATAATAATTATCAAATTAGTAATATTTATGTTAATACTCAATCTTTGCCATCAAATTAACAACACATGTCTTTTTCTGGTCCATAAGATGGATGGAAATTGAGTGTTGGTTGTGATTGAAGTGGTACAAGTGGTGTATTTAATTGGCTGGTGACATAACCATAATTATAACAATTAAATGGAATTTCATATCTTTTTTTTGCTTTTTGTAATTCATAATAATCTTTCATTCTATTACAAGATTCTAAATAATTTACATTAGCAATATTTATATTTTCACCATTTGTTTGATTTGTGAATTTTTCTTTAGTTTCATTTTTTAAATTATTAGTATTAATTTTATTTGCTGGACATTGTCCATTTTGAAAATAAAACATTATTAAAATTAAAACAAGTAAAAATATAAAAAAACCATAATTTTCAAATATATAATTATACATATATATATAAATACATATTATTTAATTAATATTTTATTTTTAATGATTTCTATAAAATGAATTCTTTCAAATTTATTTTTCTTTTTTCCAAATGCATCTGACATTGCAGTATCTATACATATAATATGTCCATTATATTTTATTTTTACACCTTCTGTATATGGTGTATGTCCTAATATCATATATTTACAGTCATAATGATTTAATACATATTTAATTTCTTCTAATATTCTTGGATTTTCGGGCTCATTATTTGAATATCTTCTATTCCATAAAATACTATTTTCTGATGTAAATAAACTTTGAAATACATTATCATATAAAGTATACTGATTTGAATATAATCTTGATCTCATAATTTCATTTATTTCTTTTATACTAAATCTACTTGCAATTGCTTTTGATAATCCTCCATGACAAAATAAAGAATTATTCATTTTTATAACTGGATTCCATGCACATGCTAAGTATTTGCAGAAATCATTACCTTGACGAAAATAATCTTTTCTTTCATTAAAATTTTTAAAATGTCGCATTCCCATTGAACTTACATAATCAAACATTCCCATTATATTCATTAATTCATGATTGCCTATAACAGGATGATATCCACCACCATTTAAATATGATTCAATCTGCAATTTTAATATAAAACTTATTATAATAAATTCTGAATCTTCATCTGTCATATCATCACTTCTTGTTTTTCTATCTAATATATCACCTACTTGTACAACGTGAGTATTACCACCAATCCATCTATCTTGATTATTTATTAATTTAGCTTTTTTTAAACAATTTTTAAAAGCATTTAAATCTCCGTGAATATCTCCAAAGGCTATTATTTTTTCTATGTTTTTATATTCTGCTTTTTGATAATATTTAAATATTTCATTAAATTTTTCTTGAGATAAATCCATATATTATTAATATATAATAATATATAATAAATTATTTTTTTTATCTAAATAGAGAAATTTTCAAAACAATTAACATTTGATATGTAATTATCATTAACTAATATGTAAATTTTTATTCCTAATTCATAATTCTTTTTTTGTTTGAATAATTTTATACTTGATATTAATTCTGAGTTTTCTACATTTTTTAATATATTTCCTTCATATATTATATCAAAAATAGAATTTACTACTTCATGCATATCATATTTTAATTTTTTCATTAATATTATATAATTTGAAACATTTACTATTTTTTCTAATTTATTTAATTTAACATTATATATATTTTCTAATTTTTTAATTATTGTATTTCTATTATTTTTCTTTTTATATTTAAATTCTATTTTTAATTTTTTCAATGGTTCTTTATAATATTTATTTAATATCAATAAACTATCAAACGACGCATAAGCACTTGCATAAAACATTCCCCAAGGACTATTTGAACCAGGATATATACGTGATATTGTTGAAAATAATATGACTTGATTTGAATGAAATTTTTGTATAAATTCATCAATTGTACTTTTTGTTGTATTTTTGAAATTAATATTTGGAGTACTATAATATAAACATAATCGATAATCACTAAGTATGTAAAAAATTTCTCTTAATAATGATATTAATTTTGGATAATTAATAATTTTTCTAAAAAATGTTAAATAATCATTATTATTTTTTGTTTTTAATTGCATCAAATTATGTTCATAATATAATATAAAATGACCTACTTGACTTTTTAATATATGATTATTATTTTTATAATAATCCATTACTATTTGAAAATCTTTAAACATTTTATAAATTTTATCTTTATTCGTTTTAATTTGTTTTAAAATAATTTCATCTGTTTTTGGATGATTTAACATATGAACTGCGTTTGTTAGAATAAAAATATTTCTAGGACATTTTAAAAATAAATAAATTTTTTTGAATGTTTTATTATTATATTTACAGAATTCATTCATATTTAAATTTTTATTTATTTTAAAATCTGGTATTTTTAAATTTATTTTAGGATTTTTATTTTTTTGATTTTTTACAGTTTTATTATTATTATTATTATTATTATTATTATTATTTACTTTTATTGGTTTTCTTATTATTTTAATTTTTTCTGGTGTTAATAAATCATATTTATCTAATCTATTTAAACTACTTAATTTGTTTAAAATTCTTTTTTTATCCATGTATTAATATTATATTTTAATTTATTTTAAATTTAAAAATAATAATAATATTATATTATTTTATAAATGTCTGTAATAAAGAATAATAATAAAAGAACTTATGCAAATGTTGTTAATGGAGTTACAAAAAAAGAAAAAAATAACAAATTAAAAGCTCTTGCTAATAAAGCAGATAAAACACATAATAAAACTAAAAATACTCCTAAATCAAAATTAAATCCTAATGCTAAAGAATTTACTCCTACAAAAGAAATAATAACATTACAAAAATATTTAAAATTATTAAAAAATAAAATTAATGATAATACAAATTATTTAAAAGTTTATTTATTATTGGATTTAACTAAACAATCTTCTATTGATGAATTAAGTAATTTATTACATAATAAATATGTATTAAAGTATTTACTTCTTAAATTTAATAGATATATGTCATTAAAAAAAAATATTAGTGATAAATGGGGTTTATGTATTACAGGATTTTTAGAACAAATACCATATAGAAATGAAAAAAAAGTAATCCATAAAGTTGGTTTAGTTGCATATAAAATTGAAAAATATGAAGCATTTAAAAAAATATTTAAATCAAAAAGATTTTATACATCTCATAAAGATTCATATAAAAATAAAAATTTTGATACTGGTAAGATTGATAAAAGAGTTGACAAAATTTATGATAATATGTCTAAATATTTAGATTCAACTAAAAAAAATCAATATAATTATGTTTTAATAAGAAAAATAAATAAAAGTTTAAGTAATGGGTATACTTCAAGTGAAACTTCAAATAAAAATTTATCAAATAAAGTAAATAATAAAAATATTAAAAATAAAAAAAAACTAATATCTAATAATAATATATCAAATATATCAAATTTAACAAATAATGAAAATAATAAAAAAATGGTAAATAAAATGGTAAATAAAACTAAAACAAAATCATCAAAAAAATAAAAAAATAAAAAAAATAAAAAAAAATTATGCTATAACACGTAGTTAGAACAGGATTAAATAAATCTAAATCTAAATAATTAATGATTACACCTAATACTATTTTCATGAATATCATCATTTAAAAATATTAATCCTTGATTACAATATAAACAATAAACATCATTATTATTAAATACAATTGGATGATTACGAGTATTCATGAATTCAAATATTTTCTTTTTATCAAATAAATTATATATTTCTTTATTTACATATATAAAATTCATAATTTCTTCATTAGTTAAAAATTCTATTGTATAATGTAAAACATCTTTATTTAATTTATTCATTATATATTTAATGGATTTTTATATATTATATAGAAATGAATTTATTTATATTTTATTTTTAGAATAATTAAATTCATTTTGAAATTCTTCAATATTTTCTATTTTTTTATAGTCTAAATTGTTAAAATCCTCATTCATTAATATATTTACTTTATTTAATGCTTCTTGGTCATAATATTCATAAAAAGGTTTATGATTTCTTGAATTTAATTTTTCTTGTATGTTGTGTTTTGATGAAACATTTAATTTTTTTAATATATTTTGAAAATCTTCTTCAAATGTTTCAAAATGTCCTATATAATCTATAAATAATTTTGCTTTTTCATTTATCATTGATCTGTATTGAGGCATAAACATATGCATATATTCAACATCATTACAGGTATTTTTTAGATTTAAAAAATTATTAAAAGGAATATTAAAACGATTTACATGGTTCCATGCACTAATAATTCTATCATAAGGATTTCTTATAAAACAAAATTTAAAATAAGTATTCCATTTTTCTTGGTTCATATTCATTTTTCTATTAATAAATTTTGATGTTTTATAATAATTAATAATTCCATGAATACGATTTTCATAATTAATGTATTTTTTCTTTTTTTTATCAAAACAAAATTGTGCGTGGTCAGGTCTTCGTAAATAGTATGTTTGAAAATTATAATATTTTTTTAAATTCATTGCCATTGTTGTTCCTCCTGTTTTATGAATATGAATATAAATTGCTTTTAAATCATGATTAACACTACACATTTATTTAAAGGCGAAATTTTTTTTATTATTTAATCTCGATTAAATTTGATTTTGTTTTTATTTGTTATTTTATGGAATATACTGATTTAATCATTCATAAAAATAGTAATAAAATTAATCAAGACAATAAAATTAATATTTTATTAAAAGAACATCAACTTGCTTCCATATATAGAGCGTTGGAAATTGAAAAATTTAAAATATTAGATTATGGAATTATGAATGATAAACCAGGTTCAGGTAAAACATATACTATTTTAGGTTTAATATTTCATAGTGGATTAAAAAATAATTTAATTGTTGTTCCTCAAAATTTAATAACCCAATGGACACAATCAATTATAAACTTTAGTGATGGTTTATTAACTTTTAAAAAAATATTAAATTATTCTGATATTATTGAATTTTATGATGAAAATAATAGAATATTTGATAAATATCATATTTATTTAACATCTTCTTTATATTATCATTCAATATGTACTACTTTTAATTCTTATTATTTGAAAATGAATAGAATATTCTTTGATGAAATTGATAGTATTTCTAATATTTTGGTAAATAAAATGAATGCAGACTTTATATGGTTCGTAAGTGCTTCCTTTGATTTTCAAAAAACTGGTGCTTATCATGTTGATAGTTTATTAATGAATAATGTTATTGTTAAATGTGATGATGATTTCATTAAACAATCATTTAATATGGAAGAATATAATGAATATAAAATAATTTGTAAAAATTTTTATTTAGATAATATTTTTAAAAATATTATTGAAGATGATGAAATTACTTTATTAAATGCTCTTGATTATAGTAATTTAAAACGGAAATTTCACAGTAAAATTGCTAATAATGAATTAGAAGCAATTACTTATTTAATTAAAGATAAAAAAGAAATTATTGAAATTGAACAATTGCGTATTGAAGACTTAGAAAAATCTATTTTGAAAACCGAGAATGAAACGAAAAAAAAAGATTTAATTAAAATTTTGGAAAAATCTAAAAAGAATGTTGCTGAAACACAAGAAAAATTAGACTTAATATTATTAAGATTAAAAGAAAATGATTGTTGTCCTTTATGTTATGAAGAATTAAAAAATAAAAAAAAAGTAATTAGTCCTTGTTGTCAAAATAATGTTTGCTATGTATGTGCCGAAAATTGGTTTTCTAATTTAGAAAAAACATCTTGTCTTTATTGTAATACCGAAAATGTTAAATTAGAACATTATGTTTTAGTAAAAAATTCAGAAAATGAGAATGTGGATGAACAAGGAAATATTATTAATATAAATAAATGTACAATATGTGATGTTGATATAGTTGATGAAAATGAGTGTTATTATTCTAATTGTTGTGAAAAAATTGGTTGTAATAAATGTATTAAAGAATGGTTTTTAAAATTATTAAAAAAAGAATGTTTATTTTGTCATAATAAAGAAATATTATATGATGATTTTAAAAATAAAAGCGGACATGAAGAAATGAGTATGAATATTAAAAATGGTATTAAATACATTAATAAATCAAAATTGCAGTTTGTAGAACATTTTTTAATGACAAAAACTCATAAAAATTCTAAAATTATATTTTGCTCTCAATTTCCTAAAATATTCAATGATTTAACAAAATTATTAACAAAATTTCATATTGCATTTATTGAATTAGATAATGGGAATATTGAAGATATTGATAAAAATGTTTATGAATATAAATATGGAAATATTCATGTTTTATTAATGAATTCTAATTTATTTGGCTGTGGATTGAATTTAGAAAATAGTACTGATATTTTATTTTTACATAAAACAGGACATGATTTACAATCTCAAATTATTGGAAGAGCACAACGTCCAGGAAGAAAAAATAAATTAAATGTTTGGTTTTTAATGCATGAAAATGAACATTATTATCAAGAGAAGAAAAATAATGATATTGTTATTCAAAAGAATGATATATTTGATATTGAAATTATTCAAAATGAAAATGATGAAAAAATAACATATCTAAATTAATTTTTAATTTTTAATTTTTAATTTAAAAATAAATAATTTAGTTTAAAATAATATTTTGTTTTTATGAATATAAATATGGACATTTATCAAAAAAAAATAATCCATGTTTATCATGAAGATTGGATAAATGATATATGTATTCATAAAAATGAATTAATTAAAAATGAAATTAAAACAAATAATTTTTTCATAAATAATCATTTTTTAAAAATTACATGGAATAATAATGTTGTTGATTATTTTTTATCTTTTGATGAAATAAATTATTACCAATATGTTCAAAAATATTATTCTATATTTTTTAATAATTATTCATTATATTATTCATTTGAAAATAATAATGTTATTGTTTATTTAGCAAATCATCAATTAAATATATGTTATAATTTAAATAATATTGAATTATATTATTTTTTCGAAATTAAAAATAATTATTTTATTTTATATGATGAAATAAATGATATATATAAAACATTTATTTATTTTTTGAATAAATATTATGAACTTAATTATTTTAATAACACTTACTCACAAATAAAAGTACTATTTAATAATTATAATCAAAATCATAATCATAATCATAATCAAAATCAAAATCAAATAGAAAAAAATGAAAATATTACTATAACTTTAACTAAAAATAATGATATATTTTATCAAGATTTAAATTTTAATGGTACTTATAAACTTTATGATATTTATTTAGAATTGAATTTTTTAAATCAATATTTTATTTTTAAATTTAATAATAGTATTTATAATCAAATAGAATTAAAACAAAATAAAATAAATATAAATGATTTTGATTTTCCCGATGATTTAACTATTTTAAATACTATTATTTTTATTTTTGAATATGTTGTTTTTGATGATTTGTTAAATTATTTTATTAAAAATGGTTTTAATGTTTTTTGTTTTTGTAATAAAAAATCTGAAAAATATAATTTTATTTATCAAAATGTACATTTTATTTATTTTATAAATGATGAAATAAATATTGTTTCTGAAAAAGTAAATCATTTTTATAAAAATCTAAAAAATAATAATAAAAAAATTTATTATTTATCTAATGTTTCAACTTTTCATTTATTTAATAATGAATATATTGAAATAAAAAATAATTTTATTAATGTATTAGATGAATTTAAATTTATTAATTTTATTGATTTATTTCAATTAAATATTAATTTAATATCAAATAATTTTGATGATTATAAAAATAAATTAAATAATGAAATTCTTGAAATAAATAATAATAATAATAATAATAATAATAATAATAATAATAATAATAATAATAATAATAATAATGATGATAATAATGATAATAAAAATATAATTATCAAAAAAAAAGTTGATGAATATAAAAAATTAGATAAAATGGAATTAAAATATATAAAAAATAGTAAAATACCAAAATTATTACATTTTATATGGTTAGGTAATAATCAATATCCAGATTTATATTATTTATATTTAAATAGTTGGATAGTTAAATATCCTGATTTTATTTTTTGTTTTTGGAATGATACAAATTTAATTCCATTATTTCATAATCATTTGTTTTCTAAATCTACTACTTATGCACAAAAATCTGATATTGCCAGATATGAAATATTATATCATTATGGAGGTATTTATGTTGATTGTGATATTTTTAGTATTCAAAATATTGAACAAATTTTAAATAATATTGATTTTTTTAGTGGTTATGAATCAGAAGATTTTATTGCTATTGGTTTAATGGGTTTTGAAAAAAATAATATTTATTTGAAACATTTGATTTTAAATTTAGAGTTAAATTATTGTTTAAACATAAATAATAGTATCCCTAATCAAACTGGACCCGTTTATTTCACTAATTTTTGGAAACATTTTTTATTTCAAGAAAATTTAATGATTTATAATATTGAACTTAATTCTAAATTTAAGTTTTTTGAGCCATCTTATTTTTATAATTATACTTATCAAGATAAATATAATAAAAAACCAATATTATTTAATAAAAATAATTATTGCTATCATAGTTGGGGTTATTCATGGAATATTCATAAACTTCATAAATCTTATACTTATTATTATTTATTAGCATTTTTAAATTATGAAGAAAATGAATATAAAAATGAATACGATTGTTGTAAAAACATTCAAGATTTATCAAATTATTTAAAACAAAAATTAATTTTTAAACCAAATAATCAGTTTTTAGAAGAAATTAATTTTAAAAATAAATTAGAAAATAAAAAATATGAAAATAAAATAAATAAAAATAGAATTAGAATTATTCATATTATGGGATATTTTTTTACAGGAGGCATTGAAAGATTTATTTTAAATATTGATACTTATGGTAATCATGATAAATATGAATATATATTATTATTTTTACATAAAAAAAGCATATTTGAATTTGAAAAAATAAATTTAAATTTGAAAAATATTTCATATTTTTATTTTGAAAATCATAATGAATTATTAAATTTAGTTTATATTTTTAATCCATCATTAATTATTGATCATTATAGTCAATATTTTAGTAAATCAATATTTAAAAATAATATATATGAACATATTATTATTCATATTATACATAGTGCTATTCATTACAATAATAATATTGATAATTTACATATTAGAAATTGTATTCATTTATATGAAGAAGAAAATAAACATATTTCTTGGAAAAATATAAAAAATAATTATGTTAATACTTTGGGAGTGAAAATTAATAATAAAAAAATATGTGATACAATTGATAAAAATAAAAAAGAAATTATAAAAAAGAATAATAGTTTAATTATTGGAATTGTTGGAAGAATATGTGATGAAAAAATACCATTAACTTTTTTAAATGATTTATGTTTTATGATAAATAATATGGAAAATAAAAAAAAGAATGAATTAAAAATTAAAATTGAAATATATGGGAGTTTTGGCAATGATAATACATATAATGATAAATTTTGTAATATGATTAAAAATATTGAAATATTTGAATTAATTGGGCAAATAGATTTTAATAAAATTGATATAGTTTATAAAAAAATAAATTATTTATTAATTCCTTCAAAATTTGAAACTGGTTCATATGTATGTTTAGAAGCATTATCTTATGGTATTCCTGTTATTTGTAGAAATAATTATGGTTTAAGAAAAATAATAAAAGATGGTATTAGTGGTCATTTATGTAATAGTGATATTGAATTAATAAGTAAAATAAAATATTTATATTATGATAATTTAATTAATAATTATTCAATAATTTACAAAGAATCATTAAAATATAATATAAAAGATAAAGTTGATTATTTTGAAGAAATTATGGAAAATCATATATGTGATAATAAAAAAAATTTAGTAATTATAACATCAATATTAAATATTGGTAATAGTGAATTAAGTTATTATCATATTCGAAGTGTATTTAATTTAAAAGAACGAGTAAAACAAACAATAAAAACAATTGAAACTATTAGAGAAAAAATACCTAATTCATTTATTTTATTTTTAGAATGCTCTAACTTGGAATATGATGTTAATGATGTTAATGATGTTAATGATGTTAATGATATAATAAATGATATTGAATTGAAAATTAAAAATAATGTTGATGTTTTTATAAATTGTTATGAAATAAATGAAATAAAAAGAGGAGTAAATAGTAAATACAAAGGATGGGGTGAAAATTTATTATTATTAAAAGGGATTGAATATATAAATAATGAAGGACTTGTTTTTAATAATATTTTTAAAATATCTGGTCGTTATTATTTAAATGATGATTTTGATTATCATTCTTTCAATAATATGAATAATCAATTTGTTTTATGGGATAATAATTTTTGCTCTTATGCTTCTTTATTTTATAAAATAAAATTTAAATATTTTGGATTATTCCATTTATGTTTAATCGAAATAAATGATTTATTAAAAAATGGTGAATGTTTAGAAATAGTTTTAAATACATATTTTAATCAAAAAATGAATTATAAAAATATAAATATACTTGATAAAATGAATGTAAGTGGTTATTTATCTACTGAAGGTTATTTTTTTACAATTTAAATATTTGTTTAAAAATATGAATATTATTACAACTAATATGGATATTGATATGCAAATGGATATAGATATGAATATGGATGTTGATAGTACAAATAATACAAATAATACAAATAATATGGATGTAGTTTCAAATAATTCAAATCAAAATAAAAATAATCAAAATAATCAAAATAATGATACTAATGATGATATGGATATTGATATTAGTAATAATTTTATGACATTTATTATTCCAAGTGTAGGACGTAAAAGTTTAAAAAAAAGCGTTCAATCATTAATTCAACAATCTTGTGAATGTTGGAAAGCAATTATTATTTATGATGGATGTAAAAATATTTTAGATGAAAAAATATTAAAAGATGAAAGATTAAGTTATTATGAAATTGAAAAAAGTAGTGGAGTTATTAATCAAGCAGGACATGTTAGAAATTATGGATTGCAGTTTGTTGAAAGTAAATGGGTTGGATTTTTAGATGATGATGATTGTGTTGGAAAAGATTATGTTAAATATTTTTTTGAGAATTGTAATTTATTTCATTTTGATGTTTTTATTTATCGTATGATACAAAAAGATTTAAAAATATTTCCAAGTTTAGCTTCAAAAGATATTATACCTTGTGATGTAGGAATTAGTTTTGTTATTAATATTTATTTATTTAGAGATTGTGGTTTTAAATTTGAAAATAGTCATTGTGAAGATTATGATTTTCTGAATTTAGTAAAAAAGAAAAATTATTTGTTATTAATAAGTCATTATATTCAATATTTTGTAAAATCTTGTGAAGATGATTATATTAAGAAAAATATAAAATTGGAATATGATTTAAATAATGTTGTTTTTATAAATGGTATTAATCCTAATTGTTTGATAAATTATTATAATAATATTTATAATTAGATATGGAATTTAATATATTTAAAAGAAAATTAATAATAAAATATAATGAAGTATTTTATTATTTTATTTGTTTTAAAAATGTTAAATAATCATAAAAAATATTATGGGCTTAATAATTTACATCATTTAGATAAATTTTATGGTAATTATAATTTAAATAATTATACATTTGAAAATAGATATAAATTAACTGGTGTTGATGAAAGACATATTACAAAATATACTTTTATTAGTCATTTAAATAATGAAACAAATAAAACATATTTAGAATATAATAAAACGGATAAAGAAGATTATGAATTATTTATTTTAACAAATAATCAAAAAAAAAGATATTTATTAAATACATTAAATACATTAAATTCATTAAATACATTAAATAATAAAAATATTAATAATTTAGAAAAAATTAAATTATTACAAGAAAATAAAATGTTAAATAACATAAAAAAATATAATATAAGTGAAGGAGGATTGTTTAATGATTATAATTTTGATTTTGACAGTGATTGATAATTTTGAATGAAATTATTTTATTTCAACACATAATTGATGTAATAATGGCCAACTATTATTACCACAAATATGATCAACGCCATTGAAATGACATTTATTACAAGGAATTTTTGTGCATTTATATTTTTTATGAATATTTAAATTTATTTCTCCAATAAAATATTCATTACAAAATTTACAAGACATTGTACAAAAAATGAAAAAAACAAAAATATCAAATTTTTCAATAAAAAATTATATAATAAAAATAGAAATATACCAAAAAATATAATAGATTTACACTCAAGGAAAT